CATTGCACAAGAAATACTTCAGTTTTACCCTGAATTAGTAGTTGGTTCTGAGCAAAATACCTACATGGTAAGATACGGTGAAGTAATTGCTATTTGTATCGAGGCTCTTAAAGAACAGGATACTATTATTAATCAACTCGAAGAAAGAGCTGAAAAATTATTTGACAGGGCAAAAGAAAAAGGTTTGTTGATTTAGATATAATCTGAAAAAAGTTCGTTAAAACTTTCTTTCATTTTGGTCCAATCGGCATAGTCAGGTGTGTATACCCTAACGCATTCAAATACACCCATATAAATACCATTTAGTAGAACAGTCATAAAATAACCATAATTCTCAATGGTATGAGCACCTTCACCTCTCATTTCATCGAAATATCTTTTCATTAAACCAACAAAGTCATTGACTTCAATCTTAAAATTATATTGAGTTTTGGTTGGGTCTTTCGGTGATGGTTTTGAAACCCAATCCCCCTTACCAACAAAAAAATCACTTAGTGAATTGAAAATGTTTTCATAGAGTTCATCTTCATACGCGTTGTTGTATGCACTGTCGTATAAAGAATGTAAATCTGACCTCAAATCTTCCAAAATACCTAATACTGAGAGAGCACTATCTTCATCTGAGAAAATCTTAGGGATATTCTCTTGGGTCAGTTCAACAAAATCATCATGACCTTGTTCCTCGGCAATTGATTGAAGTAGTTCTGTTTCAGGGTAAATATTCTCACTTTCATTTTGAAAATCTTTTAACACTCTTTGATATAAACGCGTTTGATTTTCAGGGGTTAAATCTTCAATCATATCCCGATAAAGATTATCAGATGATATATCATCAAAACGTCCCCAATCATTTTCACCATTCAAAATGTCTTCAATGGCACTTTGACTCAAACTATTTCTACTCCCATCACAAAATAATTCGGATAGGTCACCTCGGTTAGGAATAGTTAAAAATATTCTACCATCACCCTCAACAGAAATTTCATCAAAGAATTTTAACATCATCGATAAAAACTTTTCGGGATGGTAATTGGCGAAATAATAATAGCTGTCGTTATGATATTCTTCGTTATCATTAGAAGTCAAATCTATTTGGTCAAGTAATCCTTTTTTATCTAATAATCCAATAATAGGTTCTATCTTACCATCCAAGGCACCTAAAACATCTTCTAATTGACCTGTGTTAAATTTTTGAAGTAAAAAATCATACTTACTCATACCATTATAAATACAAAAGGGGATGGATTTATCCACCCCCTCTTTTAAAGAGAACCTAAGGTCGTATTACTTTTTGTTATAATATTTTTCTACTGTCTTTTTGATGGCATCCTTAACGCTCTCTTGTTGGGTAACTCTCTGTGCTGCGGCTTGAGTTGCAGCTTGTTGAGGGTTTTGATTTTTGTTTTTGCATCCACAGCCCATCGTTCAAAGTATTTTTGTTGTTTATAGTTATAAATATAGATTTGTTTTGGTATTTATCAAATATAAAGATTAAAATTATGTCAGCAGCCGAGGAAAGAAGAAAAACAGGTAAATGGGAATTAGGTCCTGGTTTGGAAGAACAAGGAAGACAGGTCAATGCTCTTTATCAGTATTTGGTAAGTGAGGGAGAGATAAATGAAATTGACGATGATATTCAAGAGAACTTAGACAGACTAAGGAATCGTAAAGATGAGTTAGAGAATCAATATGAAGAGACCTCGTCACCTGAACTTATCTCTCAAATTGAGCAGATTGATGAAGAGTTGTCTCAGTATGATGAGTATTATATTGATGTTTATGATATACAACCTGAGGGTGACTACGAGTATTTTATGAAGTCTTATTGGATTGAAAAGTTAGGTCAAACATATGCGGTGGGGGATGATTATGATATCGATGAAGCCACCAAAAAACACTTAGAAAACTTTCTTGATTCAGAGGGTTACGACTCATTACCCGATTGGATTTTGGAAAGTAATATTTCAGAGAGAGATGTTGTTGATTATGCTTCTGAGCTTTATAATGAGTGGATTTACTCGGACCCTGAGAATTATTTAGATGATGATGCTAAAGGTTTGTCCAATGAACAAAAAAAAGTATATCAAGCTTATCAAAAAAAATCTCAGCTTTTGGCAGAAAGACTTGAAACTTTCAAAAAGGTTATGGAAAAAGAAACTCGAGACACAAAAGAAGGATTTGAAGATTTGATTGAGACTTTGGAAACCGAGTTGCAAAAAATGATGGAACATATGGAAGAAATTGAATCAGACCCACAGGGAGATTATCTTGAAGAAAAAATTGAAGAGGAAATTGAAAAAAGGGTTGAGGAAGTTCGTGATGCGCCTTTGGATTTTCTAAAAGAATATGATTTAAACATATCTAACTTTATTGACCAAGGAGATGTAATTGGTGAAATTATTCGAAATGATGGTTACACAGCAATTTCACCATATGATGGGAAAGTTGGTGAAGAAAATGTTGAGGGGACCACATATTACATTGTCCGAGTTGATTAAAAAGATTAGTTTGTTATTTTTTAAAAAATGGGTAGAGGAAAAAACCAACATTTTAAGTTAAGTCCTGAGTGGATGTTCACTCAGCCTATTGACTTTGAATATAACAAATATACTTTGTTAGGGTACCTTCAAAAGTGTGAAAAAAGTTTCGATAACTTTGAGATTTACCCCGACTTTGTGGAAATCTCTTTACACTTAGCCAACCTTCAATCCCTTATGAAGGAAAGGACACTTCTTTTAACTAATAAAAAGTTCCAATCTCCTGATGATGAAATTCTTCTTAAGGAACTATATCCCAAAAGAATTACTGGTCTAACAGAGGATGAATTTGCCGAAATCGAAAAAACGATTATGTATTCGGGAAACAAACTTTTAGATGTCTTTAATGTTGGTAAATCAATTTGGAACATAGTTTATGAATCTACCAATGTTGTTTTAAAGAAAAACAAAAAGTTTATCAACAGTGGTCGGGGGTTTGTTTATTTCCCTATAAAGGATTTAAAAAAAGTTTTAGTTTGGGAATTCAGGTTTGAAAAAAACCGAATCACCAAGGGCGAAACAAAAATGAATATGGATTTAATTTGGGAGGGTGACCCTCAAGGATTAAAAATATTTGACATCTGTTTGGAGAGGTCATCGTGGAATAATGTTGAAGACATAGAAAAATTGCCGTTGTTTGAGATTACAACAAACAATAAATTTCCAATGGAAGAAACTCTTATTCCAATGATTAAGAGAAAGATTGTGGGGTACCTTACTCAAAGTATACCATTAAAAGAGTTCAAACATTTTGATAGTTCCAAATTAATTTCGTAATATTGGTTATGTCTTTTAACAAACGGATTATAACCAAAGAACAAACCATCAAGTATCTTAATGAAAAATCGGTATCCAAACTTTTTGGAAGCGCCGATGCATTTTTGTTTAATGATGAGTTTACCCTTAAAGTGTACGAAAGTTACATTATGGGTTTGACTGATGTGGAATTGTTTAATATCTTTAAGCAAGATATAAAATAAGAATTTTTATGAAGTGTATTAAATCAACCAAACTTAACAACACCTATAAGGTGGGGGATATTGTCCGTGTGGAGAACTTCGAGGCTGACCTTAAGGTTTCAACAGGGGTGTGGGAGTTCGTGCCCAAGTCAGAGTGGAAGAAAGAGGTCCGTGGAACTCAGCCACTCACAGATGTGGAAGAAAAACCAAAGAAGAAGAAAAAAACCAATAAAGAAGACTAATGGAAATCGACCAAATCACCCTCAAGACTCTAATGAGTAAACTTAGTCAACCTGTTCATATCAGTTACATCGCTCGTTACATTCTCAAACAAGAATACGATGTGACCAACAGAGTAATGAAAAAGTTAATTGAGGATGATGTGGTAGAAGAAAGTTCGATGGGGAAGGAGTACTATGTTCGTAAAACTACATAGGGTGATGAATAGACACCATTGGGCGGTTTCGATAAGAATTTTTCGTTTACCTATCTTTGCTTTTTCTTTATCCAAAGGAACTGCTTGGGTAAGATTTTTCGGTCGAGGAATATCCGTTACAACACAACCTTTGTTTTCTGTTAGAAACAGATTAAAGAAGTCCCTCAAGTTGGGTAAATTTTATTTTGAATTACTATGAAAATTAAATTAGAATATGTATGGCTTGATGGTTATACCCCCGAGCCAAACCTTAGAAGTAAGGTTAAAGTAATAGACATTAAGAACGCTGAGGGAAGAGTTTCTCTGGAGGATTGTCCCGAGTGGAGTTTTGACGGTTCTTCAACTCGTCAAGCTGAGGGTAAGTTTTCGGATTGTATCCTAAAACCTGTTAGAGTTTATGTTAATGTCCTTAATAAAGGTTACCTGAAATCATATTTTGTCCTTTGTGAGGTCATGTACCCTGATGGTACTCCCCATGAAACAAATAGTCGTGCAAATGTTGGGTTTGAAGAGGAAGACCTTTGGTTTGGATTTGAACAAGAGTATACCATCTACCGAAACGGTCGTCCACTTGGATTTCCAAAGAACGGATACCCTGAACCCCAAGGTAAGTACTACTGTGGTGTTGGAAATGGGCAAGTTCACGGAAGAGAGTTTGTGGATAACCACATGGAGATGTGTATCAAAGCGGGTATAGATATCACAGGAACAAATGCAGAGGTTCTCCTTGGTCAGTGGGAGTTCCAAGTATTCAGTATGGGTAAGTTAAAAGCGGGTGACGACCTATGGATGGCTCGTTACATCCTTCTTCAGATGAGTGAAGAGTACGGATTCAAAATTGAATTCCACCCCAAACCAGTTCAAGGAGATTGGAATGGCTCAGGACTGCATTGTAACTTCTCAAACAAAAAGATGAGAGATGAAGGTGGTGAGGCGTACTTCCACAATATTTTTAGAGCCTTCGATAGTCGTCACAAAGAGCACATTGAAAACTACGGTTCAGAAAACGCTCTTCGTCTAACTGGTAAACACGAAACCCAATCCATTGATACTTTCAGTTGGGGTGTTTCTGACCGAGGAGCTTCCATTAGAGTTCCTTTGGCAACCTCCAAAGAATGGAAAGGTTATGTGGAGGACCGTCGCCCCGCATCGAATGGTGACCCCTATAAAATCGTTAGAGTTATTTCCGAAGCTTTGGACCTTGCAATTCAAATTAATAAAATCAATTACACCATGAACTCCAAGATTGATACTGAAAAGGCTAAAGAGGCTTTGGCATACTTGGGTATTAATTGGGACCACTCTCAAGAACTTAGAGAGGCAGAAAAATTAGGCTCGGACGATGAGTAAACCTTATTTCCAACAACATCTAACCTATACAGAAGATGGTAGGTTAATGGACGAAACAGGACAAGCGGTAATGATGGATTGGGAACGCCCCATTATGGAACAAGCCGCAAAAGTCATTACCCGAAATGGTGGACGAGTTCTCAATGTAGGATTTGGAATGGGAATTATTGACACTGAAATTGAAAAATACCCCAACACCGAGCATTGGATTATTGAACCTCACTTAGATGTCTTTACTAAAATGATGGACCAAGGGTGGCACCTTAAATCCAATGTAAAAATCCTACACGGAGACTGGCAGTGGTTTCTTAAATACTTACCTAAGTTTGATGGTATCTACATCGACACTTGGGATGAACAGATTTGGGATTTCTTAAAGAATACACCGAACATGCTTAAAGAGGGGGGTATCCTTTCATTCTTTAATAATCCTCGTGGTGATGAGAAAGGATTACATATGTCTCAAGAAGAATATGACATTTTGTCACCCATATGTCAAATTGACTTTGAGACTATTGAGTTGAATCACATTGACGGACCTGATAAACAAACTGCAAACGGAGGATTTTATTGGCATCCCGATTGGAAAACCTATTACTGTCCCATTTTAACTTTGAAATAATATGTCTGAAAACAAAGGAAATTTCGAATTAAAAACTATTTTAAGGTCAGATGTTAAGAAAATGTCTGAACAACAACAATCATATGAATATGTAAACCACCCTGAACATTACGGGGGGGTAGAAAACACCTATGAGGTAATCAAAGTGATTGAAGCTCTTGAAATGGATTTTCATCTTGGTAACACTTTTAAGTACATCGCTCGGGCTGGTAAAAAAGGAACTGATAAAGAAATCCAAGACCTTAAAAAGGCTCTTTGGTATTTAGATAGAAAAATTCAACTTTTGGAATCTAATCGATGATTTTATATCTTCTTTGGGGTTCGATATTTGGAATGTTATTCCATTATGTTATGATTGTAACTCAACAAGAAGTTGAATTTACTGAAATAATATTGGTGGTCCTTGGTTGGCCACTGATATTACTTGTTTTTGTATTTGGATTAATTAATGAACTAAAAAAATGATTGAAAATTTTACTAAAAAAATCCTCAATGGAGATTGTATTGAGGTTATGAAAACCATCCCTGAGGGGTCAGTTGACCTTGTTTTAACCTCCCCACCCTACGGTGTAAACATCGCATATGATGTGCACAACGATGATATGACCCCTGAGGAGTACCTTAATTTTACCAAAGAGTGGATGACCGAGGCTTACCGAGTCTTAAAGGACGATGGTCGTATTGCTTTAAATATTCCCTACGAGATTCTTCGGTATTGTTGATTTAGAAGAAGAGTCACCACACCGTAGTCGTACCACCGCATGGGGAAGTTGGATGAGTCCAAGTTCACCTTACATCTATAACCCGAAAGAGTGTGTTATCTTAGCTTACAAGAAAGAACACATAAAAAAAATTAAGGGTCAACCTCAATGGGCAAACGAATGGATTGATGTTGAAGATGAGAATGGTGTTATCAAACAAAAAAAGGTCTATACTGAAGACCAAAAAAGAGAGTTCATTGACTTGGTATTTGGACAGTGGAATTACTTTGCCGATACCAAGAGTATGACCAAAGCCACTTTCTCAATGGACATCCCAACCAAAGCAATTAAAATTCTGACTTACAAGAATGATGTTGTATTGGACCCATTTGCTGGTAGTGGAACTAGTTTAGTTGCCGCAGAAGTATTAGACCGACGTTGGATTGGAATTGAATTGTCACCCAACTACACCGAAGTTGCTCGAAAGAGAGTTCAAGGTTTTGTTGATGAGAAAAAACAACAAAAAATTAATTTTGAAAAAGATTTGGTTGAATAAAATTTTCGTTGTAAGTTTGTATTGTTGATTAATAAAAACTAAAAACATGACCAAAACTCAACAAATCGAAACAGTCCGCCAGTTGGTTGAAGACTACTGTGCACTTGAAATGTTCCTTACTCACGGGTTCACACCCACGGATGATGAATACCAACACATTTTAAACATATCAGAAAGTATACTTTGTACCAAATGGAACGTAGGATACCCCGGTGGTAGTTTTGTTCAAGCTGTGGTGGAAAACAACCTACAACTTGCCGTTTCACGAGCAGACTACATCAATCGGAAGTACATCCCCCTTTATATTGGGCTTTTACAGTCGGTCGAATGTCCCAAAGAATTAACCCACAGTAGAGAAGTTGATGCATGATTTTACATCAAAAATCGAATTGACCTCAATCTTGGAAAAGGTTTCCCTTAAGTTAGTTTTTGATATCATGAGAGACCTCCATCTGTAAAAGTGGGGGTTTTTTATTTGAGTTCATATTTATCATTATGAACTTGAGTGAAACCATAAAAAGAATTCTCAGGGAGGAGTTGAATACTGACTCAACTAAATTTGAACGACAGAGTAAAGTAATTAAAAAAATCTTGGATAGTGCATCTTACGAGGGGATATGTGGTTATGTCTTTACCATTGATGAAGATAATGATAGAGTGGCTAGTGTAATTCTAAAGTTTTCATTCGAATGGTACAGGTCCAGTGATGACCGAGAAGAATTGAATAGGAAATTACGATTGATAGGACGAACCAAAATTGAGGTTACAAAAAGGATACATAATTTTTTGGGTATAGAGAATCTTTATGTCGGTTCGTATTTGGATGATTGTGATTCAACATTACAAGAGAATGGTTCTTAAATGAGTGAAACTAAAAACACGACCCTCTTCTGAAAAGAAGGGGGTTTTTTATTTAAAATATTTTTCATATCTTTGTCCTATGATTGACAACCTACATCAAATCAAGTCTCTGCTTAACTTCGAAAAGGAGGGGGACTTTTATATGCTTTATATTTTGAAGC